CTCCAGGCGCACACGGACGAACTTCTGGGCCATGAGGACTCCTGAGTCAGAGGAACGTTCGGCGGCTGAACTGCTCCACCGCATAGAAAGTGGTGGCATCGAGCGAGTCGTCACGCTGCGGCGCCTGCGACGTCTCAGCGCGGAACGACCACGTCCCGTCCGGGCGGTAGTTCCGCAGCGCCTCACGGGCCTTCTGCGCGCCCCACGCCGCCTCACGCGCCGCAACCTCAGGCTTCGCATTCCGCGACACCGACGTCACCCACACGAAAGGCTCGCCAAGGTTCACGGTGCCGCCCATCCGGGCCGACTCCTCAGAACCCGGAGAACCCGACACCAGCAGGTACCGTGCCGGCAGCGTTCCGTCAGGAACCGCGTACGAGAACACCGTCCGCGACGGAACCTGCTCAGTCAGACGCGCCGCAGCCTCATCGACGGCAGTCATAGCGCCTCCGCAGCGGCTCGAGCGACGTACTGCATGAACCGCGGCACCTCATCCGTCAACGGCGGCACGATGTTCACCACCGGGGACGTCCGCGACGTGCCGAACACCGCAATGTTCTCGAGGTGACCCTGACCCGTCGGATGCAACCAGCCGGCATTGACAGTGACGCTCAGCGGCGCGACATCGATCTCGTACTCGATCGACGCAGGAAGGCGAGGCAAGCCCTTGTGACCTGACGCCGCCTTACGCAGCGACCGCTTCATGTTCACGCCGGCCTTGTTCGCGGTCGGAACCAGGGCCGGGATCACCCTCGCGGGCGCCGCCAACAGGTCCGCCGCCAGCGCCTCCAGCTCGGACGCGTCGATCAACCTAGCCATCGCGAGACACCACCTTGCATGGCAGCCTGCGGGCCGTTGAGTCCGTCTGGTAGTGCCCGGCCTGAACCGTCAGCACCCACCCGACCCGCGCCGGCTCCTCAGCCGACGCCGTAATCGTGATGACATGACCGGGTCCGATCATGTCCGTGCCAGCGACAGGCAGAGACACAACCGCGTGATCCACAGTCCACACAGCAGCGCCCGGATCAACCTGCCCGCCAGTGGGAGAGGGCTGCCGCACCCGGCACTTGCCCTCGTACACAGTCGTCTCGGTCGCGTCCGTGTAGGTGCCCGTGCCGTCATCCCACGTGCCAGCAGCGCTGGCCGCGATGACGCACGTGTCGCGCATCATCGACTCCGCCTGCGCCCGCAACTCGGGGAGGACGGCCGCGATGTCGTCGCCCAGGCTCACGGGACCGGCCCCGTCTCAGTGGTCGAAACCCACACGTAATCGGTGCCGTAAGTGCCGACCGCGCCAGCAGTCGCCGGCATCGTGTCGACCTCGAACGCCTTGCCGCGGGGACGAGCAGGAGACAGAAGATCCCACCACTCGTCGAGGATCGCGACCCGGCCCCGCGACGCCTGATACGTCCGCGACAGCGAGCCGTCATCGACCGACGTCGTAACCTGCGTCGCGCCATCCGGCCGGCGCGCCTGCAACACGACAGCCTCACGGACCACATAGTCAAGCTTCGCCTGATCCAGCAACGTCAGGTCACCCAAACGAGCCTCGATCAGCAGCCGCGCGTCATCGATCCACATCGACCGCTGCGCGAACTGCGGCGAGTCAGAGGCGGGAGCGTTCACGCCGAGCGCCACCGCAATCATCTCGGGAGTCACAGCCATGACCGCTCCCGCCTCCTTCTCAACTGGACTTCTTCGTCGACCGACGCGGCGCAGACTTCTTGGCCGGCGCCTTCGGTGCGGGCTTCACGTAACCGGCGGCCAGCCAGAAGTCCACGGACGCGTCGTCCGTACGGACCTCATGGCCGGTCGCCGGGTTCGTCAGCCGGATCACGGCGTGTCGACGACGCCGTCGGTGATGCGGACGAAGTGGTTGACGTCACGCACGATGAAGCCGATCTCGATCTCCGCGCGGACAGCGAACATGTTCCGCTGCCACAGGTTGACCTGCGTGCCACCGTCGTTGACGGTCGCCTGGTCGGAGATGTCGATCTGGACGCCCTCGACGGTGCCGTAGATCGCCGAGTTGGCGAAGTCACCAGCGATGGCGACGTCGTCACCGACGGTCGTGGAAGCCTTCAGCGCGCGGCGGGTCCTGTAGACCGGCGCGCCGAGGAGCTGCCCGACAACGTTGTCCGTGTTCGGGTTGTTCGTGAACAGCGGACGGCCGAAGCCGTCGACCGAGGACAGCAGCGTCGACTGGAAAGCCGGCGAGGCGAGCCACGCCGACAGGTCGCCACCGGCGGCAGCGATCGCGGAGAACACGGCGACGAGGTCGGCGTACGTGTTCGTGCCGTCGACCGTGAGAGCCGGCGCACCCGACAGGACGTCGAAGTTCGAGCCGGGAGCGGTGCCCGCGAGGACGGTCGTGTCGAACTTCTTCGCGAGAGCGTTCGGGAGCCGACGGACGAGCTCGCCGTAGAGGGTCGGCAGGTCGCGACGGAACTCCATGGAGAACGTCTCGATGACGGCCAGCTTGTACGGCGTCATCGACTTGTTGCTCAGCGTCGCGTGCGAGACCGGCTTCTCAGCCGACTCGGCCACCCAGTCAGCAGCCGAGTCGCCCGTGATGAGCGGAACGGTGATGCCAGAGCCGGGAAGAGCGATCTGACGGGAGGCAGCCATGACGGCGGACGCCTCCTGCGTGCTACCCCAGATCTCCGAAGAGACCTGAGCGGGAAGCACGACACCCGAGGTGCCGCGCTTGAGGTCGCCAGCAGCCATGCCGGATACCTACCTTTCAGGATTGTTTCAGCGTGTGAAGTGCGGCTCGATCGCCGCAGCGAAAAGGTCCGCATTGGAAGCGGACCCAGCGCCCGAACGCCCCTGGTTGGGGTCGGGCTTGGGGGAGCGGGGCTTGCTTGCGTCGCCCAGATCCTTGAGGAGTTCGTCCGCGTCGGCCTCCAGCTCCTCGCGGGTGCTACCCACGAGCCTCTTGGCCTGCGTGAGCGTGAGCCCCTTGGTGAGGGCCACCTCTGCGCGGTCAGCGCGAGCCTCGGCGCTCGTCGCGCGCGTCTCCGCGGCGGTGATGCGCTCGGCCGACTTCTCAGCCTCCGACTTGCTCTGCTGGTCGATCTCGTCGAACTTCGCAGCCTTAGCCTTCAGGTCGTTGTAGTCACCGAACTTGGAGCGCTCACGCGCGATCCGCTCGGTGATGATCCTGTTCAGCTCTTCCTGCGACGCGGGCGGCGTCCAACCGTTGCCACCCTCGTTCGACTGCTCAGGCGCAGTGCTCTCCTCGGACATGCTTCCTCCATCGAGCCGCGCATTGACCGCTGCGCGTAGGCGTAGCCCCGGACTCGGGGAAGATCAGTCGCCGTAGTTCTCGGCGAGGTAGCGGCGCAGAGTTTCCTTCTGCGCTGGAGAGCGCCGCTTCTGCGACGCCACGTACTGCATGACGCTCGCCTCCTGGCTGGGCTGCCCCCGGAACACGGGCGCCGCAGTGCAGCCACAATGCGGATGCGACGCGAACCGGGCCGAGTCATGCGCGTACACCGCGCCACGGTCGGCCAGCATCCGACAGAACGAACACCCGCCCGACGACACGCGCCGCCACCCGACCGACTCGACGTCCCGGCGACGGTTCGTCGTGATCGTGTCCCGATACGGGCGCGCAGCCTCGAACTGCACCACCTCAGCGAGCCGCTGCTGGGGCGTCACATCCAGAGCCTCGAACAACGGCTGAACAGCCCAAGCGACACCGTTGCGGATCTTCTCCACCCGGTCAGCGACGACCGGCTCAGCGACGAAACGACCCCGCGCGCCGGCCCGGTCACGCTCGTCGTCGTAGAAGTCCGCAGCGAGCGCCGACGACCCGTCCGAGTAGTACGCGATCACCGACGGGACGGCGTCCAACAGTGCCGCGCGCTGCTGCTCAGCGGGGCCCGACAATGACCCCAGGAAACGGACCACCGCGTCCACGGCAGCACCGGTCAGCAGAGACAGAGCCGCCCGAGACTCACTGGCCGTTGGCATTCGGAACCACCGGCTGCTGTCCCGTCACCGCCGCAACGACCGCGCGGCCGGCTGCGCGACGCTTGTCCGCCTCGACCTGACGCTGCTCGGCAGGGGTCAGCCCGACACGGTCATACGTGACCGACGAGTCAATCGGAAGAATGCCAGCACCCGTCAGCTTCGTAGCCTCGTCAGCAGCCGCCGCACGCGTCGGCGTCGCAGCGTCACGCCACTTCGTCGTCATCGACGCGTCAAACGCGTCAGGGACAGCCCCGTCACGCACCAGCAACGCCAGACGCCCAACCTCAAGCCATGCACGCCCGAACGCGACCTGCCGACGCTCAGCACGCTTGATGAGACGTGCCTCACCAGCACGGATCGCATCAGCAGACGCCGGGTTGTCCGTCTGGAAACCCAGGTAAGCCGGCGGAATACCAGCCTCAGCAGCCAGCAGAGTCGCATACCCCTTCACCTGATCGATGTACGGGGCAGGACTCGACGGGTCGAACTGCAACACCTTCGGCTCAGCCATGCCCTCCTCATTCGGAGGGATGTTCCACACGCGGCCCTGAATCGACGTCCACGGCGACACAGGGTTGCCCTGCTCGTCCTCGAACATCGAGTCATCCACGTTCAAACCGATGCGCTGCGGAGCGTTGTAGAACTCCCGGTTCACCTCAAGCCCCAACAGCGTCCGGGCCGCAGCATCCGTGTAGTACCGGACCGCCTTCGTGATCTCGGACCGGCCCGTCTCACGCGACCCGCGGACCCGGTTCGGCATCATCGCCACCGGAACCCGGCCGAGCTGGTGCTGGTCGCGCGACGACGCCGACCACACCCCGTTCTGACGCACAAAGACAGACGTCGAATCCGGCTGGTACAGCGTCACCTCGACAACCTGGCCGTCATCCTCGACGATCGATATCGCCGCAGACAGGCGCCGCGTGCGCCGGTCATACACGCCCGTCATCGACGTCGGCGAATGCGGTGTAATCAGCGGCGACGGCTCACCCTCATAACCGCTACCGACAGACACGAACGACACCCCGAAGATGAACGCGTCAAGATGCGCCATCCCTGAGTCCACATCGAGACCGTTCGCCGAATACACCTCTTGCAGCCCGTAGTCGTCGACTTCACTCGACCAGCCCAACCAGTCAAGCCGCTCCTCGAGCACGTCAACGCACGTCCCGCCCCAACCGGCGACCGTGTGTAGGCCCTGCATCGTAGGCGGGATCGAGATACCGAACTGGCGAGCCACGTGCGACCCGTCATAGAACGACTCAGCCTCAGTGTTCGCTGGCGCCACAACCTGAAGGCGACGCGACAGCCCCTCAATCAGGTCACGCTCAGAGTCCGACGCGACCGAAAGTCGCAGGAAGGTGGGAACAGTCATCCCCGGACCACCACCTTCCGCTTAACGTTCGACCGAACCGGCCGCTTCACTGTCGAGTTCTGAGCACCCCAAAGGGCAAGAGTCACCGCCACCAACGGCGTGATGTCCGAATCCGTGTTCTTCCGGTTCCAGCCCCACGCGTCACCGATCGGACGCTTACGAGCCACCGAAAGAGCGAAGTTCACCTGAGGCTGATCCGTGTGCAACAGCCACGAATCCATGACCCCGTCATAAAACGTGCCGCACGCAGCAGCCATGTCGCGGGCCCCAGTCGTCGTCACCCGCACCCCATCACGAGACAGTTCGTCGATCAGCGACGCAGCGGGCGACGCCCCATCGATCACCACCGCGCGAATCGCGTTCCGCTCACACCGGGCCTTCACCCAGGCAGCAATCCAACCCATCCCGCGGCGCTGCTCATCGAGCTCCACATGCCAACGCCCATCCGCGCGCTGACCAGCAATCCCAACCGACGCCATCGACCGATCCGGCGACACGTCTACAGCAAGCGCAAGCCGATCCACAGCCATCGACGCCGCGTCAGCAGCCGACGCCCACGACTCCGGGTCAATCACGACGTTCGACGACGCGCCAGCCCACATGCCCAGCCGTTCACGCGCGAAGCCGTCATCGGAGAACCGAGACCGCTCACCCGCAACCACAGACATCTGAAGGCGCCCCGTCACCAGCGCCGGATTCACGTCACGCCACACCGAATGCGCGTCAAGATCCGCGTCAGCCGGCGCCGACCACTCATGCCAGCACAGCCGCACCGACTTACCGTCAAGCGCCTCACTGCGCACACGCGTGAACGCCTCACCATTCGCCTTCGGGCCCGGCGGCGTCCCCGTGAAAATCCACTGCGGGTTCCCCAGCGGCGCCGCAGACGTCGTCGGCATCAGCGCCTCGAGGTCGTCATCCGACATCTCCTGCGCCTCATCCATGACCAACACGTCCACCGTGAAGCCACGCCCCGAGTTCTTCGACCGGGCCACAACCTCAACCGAGCCGCCATTCTTGAGGAAGATGGCTTCCTGGCCGTTCACGTTGCGGACCTCAGCGACGAGCGCATTCAACTCAGGGAACTTCGCCGCCGGGTCATCCGGCCGCGTCCCAAAGAAATGCTGCAACCGCTTGAACGCCTTACGCGCCGTCTTCACCTCATGCGCCGTGTGTAGAATCCGCTCACCACGACCCACCATGCCAAACAGCTCACGCACCTCAATCAGCGCGTTCTTACCGTTCTGGCGAGGCACCGACAGACCACACGTCAGCGACGCCCACTTGCCCCGCTTAACAGCCAGCCAGTCATCCAACACAATCTGCTGCCACTCATCCGGCAACAACTCATAGTCAGCCGCCAGCTCGCCAGCAAGATCACCGAACGTCTCAGCCGCTCTTGGCGCTACGTGAAGCCTTGGAGCTTGACTGGCGCTCACTGAGCTTCCTCTCAAACTCGCTCAGGCCCGTCTTCGGCCCATCGCTCTTAGCCGGCGGGTCAAGCTCATCAATCTCAGCCAACAGATCCCGACGCAGACGCCCCAACACAGCAAAGTTCTGATCCCCACACCCAGGCGCCAACATGCGCTCCTCAGCGCCCGCCACCATCGCCCGAAGGTGCTCAAGACGTGACGCCACAGCAGCCTCCTAAGGGTGGGGGGTCAACGGGGGGGTATCCGGGCTATCCC